GTTCCGTATCAAGCAGATCGGCTTCGACCGGAAATTCTCGACCGAATTCTTCCGGGACGCGAAAAAAGCCGGTTTCAAACTTGTGGACGAGCCGCAGTATTTTTGGCGCAAGTCAATGGGATTCCGGCGGATTGAGGCGAAGGCGAAACTCGGAAAACTTTACTACCTGCATTCGGACGCCTATGAATATTGTGTGCAGAACGTACACGGCATCGAGAAGACCGACGACCTGATCCAATACGAGAAAATCAGTGAGAACCGACGCATCGATCTGTTCGACGCGTCGGTTTTTGCTTGCGTGCGATACCTGGAAGACACCGACCAGGCGAAGGCGCAAGAGAACTGGCTGAAAGGCGGTGATAGTGCTTGAGCAAACGGCAACGGCAGCGGGCGCGGCAGCCGACCGAGAAGCGAAGCAGTGAAGGGCTGCTCGGTTACTGGCTTAAAGGCGAAGACTTAACCCTTCCGACCGGGTACGTGCGGCTCTCCGAGTGTCCGGAAGTCCGGATGGCTGTCGACCGGATTGCGGACATGGTGTCGAACATGACGATCCATCTCATGCGCAACGTCGAAGGCGGGCACGAGCGGGTGCAGAACGAGCTCAGCAGGAAGGTCGACATTGAGCCTTACAGTCTCATGACCCGAAAGGCGTGGCTCTACCACATCGTGCACACCATGCTGCTCGAGGGTGACGGGAATGCTTTTGTGTTTCCGGTGTTCAGCTTGGACGGGTATCTTGAGGAGCTTATTCCGATTCCGCCGCATATGGCGGCGATTCTCCCGCCGCAGCAGAACGCAATCGGGCTCGCGACCGGGTATCAGATCATGATTCAGGGGCGCTTATACAATCACGACGAGGTGCTGCACTTCAAGATCAACCCGGACCCGCAGGAACCGTGGCGCGGCCGCGGATACCGGCTGATTCTCAAGGATGTTGTGGCGAACCTTGCGCAGGCGGCGAAGACGAAGAATGCTTTTATGGGCGACAAGTGGCGGCCGTCGATCATCGTCGCAGTGGATGCAGACACGTCGGAGCTGTCGAACGACGAGGAGCGCGAAAAGGTGATCGAGCGTTTTATCGGCGACGGAAAGAGCGGCAAACCGTGGATTATACCGGATGGCATCCTCCGGGTTGAGACGATCAAGCCGCTCAGTCTGCAGGACATCGCGATCCATGAGAGCGTCCAGATCGACAAGCGAACGGTGGCGGCCATGCTCGGCGTGCCGCCGTTTTTCGTGGGCGTGGGTGAGTTCAAGAAGGACGAGATGAACAACTTCATTCGGACGCGGATCGCTTCCATCGGCACGATCATCGGCCAGGAGCTCACGAACAAGATCCTGTACGCGCCGGACCTGTATTTCCGACTGTCGGCCCGAAGCCTTTACGCTTACGATCTCGGCGAGCTGTCTCGGATCGGCATGGAAATGTTCGTCCGTGGGCTAATGGATGGCAACGAGGTCCGGGATTGGGTCGGCCTATCGCCGCGTGAAGGCCTGGACGATCTGGTCATTCTCGAAAACTACATCCCGCGCGGCATGATCGGCGAGCAATCCAAACTCCAGCAGGGAGGTGATGACGGTTGAGGGATACGAGGCAGACGCGGAGTCTCCGAACTGAGCTCAAGACGCGCGCGGAGGGCGACGACGAGCTGGTGATTGAGGGGTATTTCTCGGTGTTCGGCCGCGAGACGGAGCTCTGGCCGGGAGCCTTCGAGGAGATCGCGCCCGGCGCGTTTGCGAACACGCTGTCTAACGACATCCGGGCGCTGATCAACCACGAGACGCGCCTCGTTCTCGGCCGGAACAAGTCCGGCACGCTCGAACTGCGCGAGGACAGCTATGGGCTGTGGGGCCGGATCAAGATCAACCCGAACGACACGGATGCGGTCAATCTCTACGAGCGCGTGAAGCGTGGGGATGTGGACCAGTGTTCGTTCGGGTTTAATATTGTCCGCGAAGACACGGAGTGGCGCGAAGACGGCTCCGTGAAGTGGACGATCCGCGAGGTCGATCTGCACGAGGTCAGCGTCGTCACCTTCCCGGCCTACGAGGACACCGGGGTGCAGGCCCGCAAGCGGCAGGTCGAAGAGCACCGCGCCCGCCTGCTTGAGGCGCGGCGCCAAAAAATCATCGAAAGGGTGAGAAACATTGCTCAGACAACTGGTCATCAGCAAAAAGATTGAGCAGCGCAAGAATGCGCTGGCTGAACTCCTGATCCAGGAGGAAGAGTTGCAGAAGCGCAGCGAAGCGCTGGAGACGGCCGCCACGGAAGCCCAGAACGACGAGGAACTGGCTGTTGTGGAAGAGGAAGTCGGGAAGCTCGAGGCGCAGAAGGGTGAGCTCGAGCAGAAGAAGTCGAAGCTGCAGGGCGAGATCGCCGAGCTCGAGGCCGAGCTCGAGCAGCTTAATGCAAAGCCGCCGGCTGAAAATCAACGGTTGGCTGAACCTCCGGCGCAGCAGCCGGTACAACAATTCGAGTACAGAGGTGAAAGCAAAATGAGCATTTTCCGCAACCTGTCGAGACAAGAGCGCTCCCAACTCGTCAAGCGTGACGATGTCCGCGAGTTCCTGGAGCGCGCCCGTGAGCTGGCCGGCCAATCGCAGATCCGAAGCGTCTCCGGCGCGGAACTGACGATCCCGGACATCCTGCTGGAGCTGATCCGGGACAATTTGGATCGGTACAGCAAACTGGTGAACCGTGTACGGCTTCGCCGGCTGCGCGGGACGAGCCGCCAGAACATCCTCGGCGCGATCCCGGAGGGCATCTGGATGGAGGCGCACGGCAAGCTGAATGAGCTTGCGATCGTCTTCAATCAGATTGAGGTCGACGGATACAAGGTCGGCGGTTTCATCCCGGTCCACAATTCGGACTTGGAGGATTCCGACGAGAATCTGGCCGAGATCATCCTGGACAACATCTCCCAGGCGATCGGTTTCGCGCTGGACAAGGCGATCCTGTACGGCACGGGCAAGAAGATGCCGCTCGGTATCGTGACGCGGCTCGCGCAAACGTCCAAGCCGGATGACTGGGGTCCGCACGCACCGGATTGGACTGATCTCCACTCCTCGCACATCGTCAAGATCAATCCGTCCGGCAAGACCGAACAGGAATTTTTCAGCGAGCTTGTGCTCAAGCTGGGCAGCATCCCGCGCGCCAACTACACGACGACGGGTCAGCTCTGGTGGGCGATGAACCGCAAGACGAAGGCGGTCCTCATGTCGAAGGCCGTCGTGTTCAACGCTGCCGGCGCCATCGTCGCAGGCGTCAACAACACGATGCCTGTCGTCGGCGGCGATATCATCGAACTGGACTTCATTCCGGACAACGACATCATTGGCGGATATGGCGAGTTGTATCGCCTCGTCGAGCGCAAGGGCGGCACGTTCGCGCGGTCCGAGCATGTCCGGTTCATTGAAGATCAGACGGTGTTCAAGGGTACGGCCCGGTATGACGGCAAGCCGATTTTCGGCGAAGCGTTCGTCGTTGTCAACATCAACAATCAAGACCCGACGACCACGATCCCGTTCGCTCCAGACACGGCGAATCCGCAGGATGCGTACCTGAAAGAGCTCAAGATCGGCAACAAGACGCTGTCTCCGTCGTTCGACCCGGCCACGCTGAACTACACCTGCACGACGACCGACGCAAGCAACACGGTGACGGCAACGCCTGTCAAGTCCGGCGCATCGGTCAAGATCACGCACAAAGGTGTGGACCACAACAGCGGCGACACCCTCACCTGGGACAGCGGCGACAATGACGTGGCCATCACGGTCAAGTTCGGAACGACGATCGTCGTCTACAACGTCGTTGTCACGAAGTCCTAATCGGGCGGCGGTCTAAATGGACCAGACACAGATCCTTGCGCTCGTCAAGGCGCGGCTCGGAATCACGACGGCGGTCAGGGATACATACCTGGCCGCCATCATTTCCGGCGTGATCGACGAGCTCACGAAGGAAAAGGGCATCACGCTGAACGCCGACGACGCTCATCACCTGATGTTTGTTGTCGACTACGCCACGTGGCGCTACCAGTCCCGAGACGAGTCCGGCGCGATGCCGCGGCATCTGCAGTATCGGCTGCATAATCTGATCATTTCAGCGGGCGGTGGTGCCGATGACGTATGATCACGAACTGACGTTGATCGGAGAGACGATCGAGGAGGACGAAATCGGCAACCAGGTGCCGGTCGAGACCCGGACGACGGTTCTGTGCTCGCTCCATTCGGTTGCTCGTAATGAGTTTTATAGCGGTGCTGCCGTCGGTCTTAAGCCAGAACTGGTGCTGACGGTACACGCCTATGAGTACAACGACGAGCAGATTGTTGAGTTCGAGGGTAAGCGCTATAAGGTGATCCGCGCGTACCGGACCGACACCGAGGAAATCGAGCTCACGGTCGAAAGGGTGGTGTCCGGTGGCTAGTATCAACATCGACAACCTCGCCGCCGAAATCACGCTGGCCGTGAAGGAATATACCGAAGACGTATCGGCAGCAATCGAGCGCGAGGCCGACGAGTCTTCGGAGCGCCTCGTTAAGGAAATTCGTGCACGCTCTCCACGCCGGACTGGAGAGTACGCGAAAGGCTGGACTCGGAAAAAGATGGGCGGGGACGGCGAGATCCGCTATGTCGTCTACAACCGCAAGAAACCGTGGCTCACTCACTTGCTCGAGTTCAGTCATGCGAAGCGCGGCGGTGGTCGTGTCGAAGGGCGGCCGCACATCCGCCCGACGGCTGACAAGGAGATTGAGGCGTTCCAAAACCGTGTCCGCGCGATCATCCGGAACGGAGGGTGATTGATGACTCTTGCCGAACTATATCAAGCGTTGAAGGCGATCGGTTATCCGGTCGCCTATTCGCATTTCGTTGACACGCCGGAGAGCCCGGCTCCATCACCGCCGTTTATTACGTATCAGTTTGCGTATAGCAGCGACCTGATGGCCGACAATCAGAATTATGCTGAGATCAGCAATTTTCAGGTTGAATTGTACACGGCAAAGAAGGACTTGGCTGCCGAGGCTGCTGTCCAGAACAAACTCAAGGATCTCGGGCTGCCGTACTCGAAGACCGAGATCTATCTCGAGGACGAGAAATTGTTTCAGGTTATTTACGAAATCCAACTGATCGGAGGTTGACCAATGAGCCAGAACAAAGTGACATTCGGGCTGGAGAAGGTACACGTCGCCTTTTTTGACGATCAAGCTGCACAACAGCCGGCATGGAAGGCTCCGATTCCGATTCCGGGCGCGGTCCGCTGGACGCCGACAGCTGTCGGCGATTCGACGAATTTTTACGCGGACAACACCTTGTATTTCAGCTACACGGCCAATAACGGCTACACCGGCGAGCTGGAGCTGGCGAACGTGCCGGACGCAGTCCTCGCCGAGATGCTCGGCTGGGAGATCGACGAGAACGGCGCGCTGCTCGAGGTTTCCGACGCGATTCCGAAGCATTTTGCTCTGATGGGGCAGATTCAGGGCGACAAGCGCAACCGCCGGTTCGTCTACTACGACTGCGTTGCGTCCCGGCCGGCGAAGGAGCGGCAGACGAAGGCAGAGTCGATCACGCCGGCGACGGACGTCCTAAATCTGACTATCTCGCCTATCGAGATCGACGGCAAGATGATCGTCCGGGGCGAGATGGAGCTGAGCGACACGAACCAAACGGCATACAACGGATTCTTCTCCGCCGTGTACGTGCCGGACTTTGGGGAGTGATACAGTGCGCGAGGTACAAGTCGGCGACAAGACGCTGAGGCTCAGGGGATCGGCCCTGAGCCTTTTGCATTACAATCAGGAATTCGGCCGGGACCTGCTCGCCGACCTGGTCGGCATGATGACTGGACTGGCCGGGATTCAGGTGCTCGCCAGCGGCGGCGAGGCAGATCCAGCGAAACTCGACCTGAGCAAGCTGGACTCTGTGGCGCTCCTGCGCCTGATCTGGACGCTGGCGCGGACGGCTGCCGGCGTGGGCGGGCAGTTTCCCTCGTTTGCCCGCTGGCTCGAGGAGCACGAGGATATTGACATTTTTGATCCAGAGTTGATGACGGCAGTAATGGAAGAGGCGACGAAAATCTTTTTTCGTCGAAACAAAACCGTGGCACCGGCGGCCCAAAGGTGACACGCCGAACCGTGTCGACCGCACGGACATCAATATCCTGGCATTGGCACGGCGAATCGGGCTCAGTATGACTGAGCTCGACTTGCTGACTATGCAGGATTTTTTTGATCTGGTGTACGCCTACATGGGCGACGATCCTGACAAGCCGCGCGAGGCGACGCAGGAAGACATTGACGCATTTTATCGCATGTGAGGGAGGGCGAGTAGATGGCAGAAAGTATCCGTGGTATCAACGTCGTCATTGGTGCCGACACAACGGGGCTGTCGAAAGCCCTCTCGGACGTCAATAAGCGATCCAAAGACATCCAATCCGAACTCAAGCAGGTCGAGCGCTTGCTCAAGCTCGACCCTTCAAATACAGAATTGCTCGCGCAGAAGCAGAAGCTGCTTGCTGACGCGATCGAAAATGCCCGCGAGAAGCTGGACAGGCTGCGCTCTGTGCAAGAGCAAGTCAATGAGCAATTCCAGCGCGGCGAGATCAGCGAGGGGCAATATCGGGCTTTCCAGCGTGAGACGGAGAAAACACGTCTCGAGCTCGAAAAGCTCGAAAAGCAACTCAAAGACATGGAGCCGGCAGTCGAGTCGTTTGGCGAGAAAATGCAGAAGGCCGGTGACAAGCTCAAGTCCGCCGGCGAGAAAATGACTGACGCTGGTAAGAAGCTCTCCATCGGTGTGACGGCACCGATCGTCGGGCTTGGCACGGTCGCAGGTAAGGCTGCTGTTGAGTTTGAATCGGCTTTCGCCGGCGTTCGCAAGACGGTGGACGCAACCGAGGAGCAGTTTGCGCAGCTGGAGCAAGGCATCCGTGATATGTCCAAACGCATGCCAGCATCTGCTACCGACATCGCAGCCGTTGCGGAAGCGGCCGGCCAGTTGGGCATTGAAACGGACAACATCCTTAAATTTACCGAGACGATGATAGGCCTTGGTGAGGCGACAAACCTGACGGCCGAGGAAGGTGCGACGCAGTTCGCCCGGTTTGCGAACATCGTCGGCATGAACCAGAAGGACTTTGACCGACTCGGCAGCACGGTAGTCGCGCTCGGAAACAACTTCGCCACGACTGAGGCCGAAATCGTCAACATGGGCATGCGGCTCGCCGGTCAGGGTGCACAGATCGGACTCACCGAGGCACAAATCATGGCGCTGGCGGCCGCCATGTCGTCGGTCGGCATTGAGGCGGAGGCTGGCGGTACGGCGATGAGTACCGTGCTCAAGCGGATGCAGACGGCGGTCTCGCTGGCCGGCGAAGACCTGGACAAGTTTGCATCCATCGCCCGGATGTCGGCGGAGGATTTTGCGAGGGCATTTCAGTCCGATCCGGCGGCCGCGATCCAGGCATTTATCGACGGTCTGGCCGCGTCCAGCGCCGCTGGCGAAAACCTGACGGTTATCCTCTCGGACCTCGGCATCACCGGCATTCGCGAGTCGGACACGCTCTTGCGCCTCGCCGGTGCGAATGATACGCTGCACGATGCGCTCTCCACGGCGACAGAGGCATGGGAGGAAAACGTAGCCCTCCAAAAAGAAGTCGAGCAGCGATACTCCACGTCCGAGTCGCAATTTCAGATGTTCCAGAACAAGTTACAGGACATCGCCATTACGCTCGGCGAGGCGCTGATTCCGGCGTTGATGGACATGCTGGACGCTGCGAAGCCGATCGTCGACATGCTGGCCGACGCCGCCCGCTGGTTCGCGGACCTCGATGAAGGCACTCAGAAGGTGATCA